AATCAAATCGTTTTACCATGCTGCAATGGTATCGCCGGTGGCCGAAAATCTCGCACTTTCTTGGAAAATATGTGTCCTAAATGCTCCGTCATCATTGCACCGTTTAATAATGTCATAGCCGACATCAAAGATCAAACTGCTTTAACACACCAAGTGTTTGTTAAATCACTTTTATCCGGTCGTTCTTTCGATTATATAATACTTGACGAAGTGTTCGCCATACAACCCATTTACATCAGCATCATATCCAATCTTGCCATTCAAAATAACCCAAAGGTTAAAATATTCGGTTTAGGTGATAGCGAACAGATAACAGACCGCGATTACCAAGCACATGGTTCTTTGTTTTCAGTCAAATACAAACCTGGGATGAGCTACGAAACAGTTACACATAGATCACCAATTTGTGTCGTCAAATTGCTCCAGAACTACATACCAGGTTGTACAACAACATCGACAGAGCAAGGTTCAATCACCTCCGAAGGTGTCGACACCTTAAAATCGTTGGTACAAGAAAAGAATTCAGTATTACTGTGTGCTACACAAAAAATGAAAAATTTTTTACAAATTGAACATAAATGTAAAGTCCAAACTATCAATGCGATGCAAGGTAACACCAGACACACCGTACACATCTATACACCAGACATTAGCAGCATAACTCAAGACCAGGTCAAGTACGTCTACACCGCTATGAGCCGTGCGACCCACCGCATAATCTTACATGGACCTGAATCTGACAATAAAAAATTTTTAACTATATTATCTAGTCCAATGGATAGAGCATTACAAAAATTTGGTATCAACGTACATTCTACATCGTACGTTGAAACCAAAGTGGACAAGAAACCAATCCACCAGGTGCTCACTACACACAATGCATAATTGTGCAACAAAGCGATGTCGAATCAATATTCGATCGTGTAATGCTACCAACTAACGACAACAGTAGCAACGTCATTGCATATAAAACAGATGTCATACCTCAAGTGATCAGCAAAGAAAGATTTAAATTGTCACCCAGTATGATGAACAGCAATGACATCAACCTCAAAGGAAGTAAATTCGCAACAAAAAATTATCTTTTACATTACCATCCTAAAGATCACACCAGATTAGTTTCAACTGTCGTCGGTAGATATGCTGATGAGAAAAGACATGTCGATTCTCAGATGATTCAACTTTACACCAAAGGCCTTGACAAGTTTATGCGCAAAGACTGGAAGAAATTCATTACACATAAGAGAGATGGAGAATCAGAAATGATGCATCTATCCGCTTATTTGACTGAATTACAGAAAAAATACCCCAAAGATGCTGATTTTGCATTGCTTAATTCCATCATACTCGGCGAAGATGTTTTACAAACAAAAAATTTTTCTACATCCTTAGATTCAATTAATCGCAAACATAAGAACCTTAAAACATCTATTAGATATATCTTCGACGCCATGCTAGACGGCAAACCTAACAAGATCGATGATCTCGAAAAAGAATGGCACTCCTCATACCACGAATTAGTTCAGTTCCATCTTAAAAGACAACCTAAATTCGTACTTGAACATGGTTATGATACTCTGTACAAAGACGGGCAGGGTATTTCAGCATGGTCAAAACTTATGAATTGCATTTTCTCATCAACCACCAGACATTTTTCCCAATGGTTCAAACAATTAACTTTACCTGACATTCAAATCAGTTACGGAAAATCCGATGCCGAATTATCCGTCTTTTTCAACAAATACGCC